AGCAATTGAAAAAAGTAGAGGATTAGGATACAAAGCAAAAGATGGAATATCAGATAAACTATTATTTGATATTCTTAAATCATTCAATTGGGATGCAAAAAATCTTGCAGCAGATTCTAAACTTTGGGAATATACATTTGGTATAGATGTAGATGGTAATATTAAAAATGAAAATCCTGCTAAACAAAGAACATACGAAGTTTGGAGAAGAATTGTAAACAATTTACCATATCTTTTAAAACATAAAGGTACTCGTAGAGGTATTTATGCACTATTAAGTTGTTATGGTATCCCATCATCAAACCTTTCAATTTTAGAATTTGGTGGACCAGAAGTTAGTGAAGTTACAAAATCTAAATTAGTATTTGATAATCTTACTTATGGTTTAAAAATGATTAGTGGCTCTTACCTATCAATAGATTGGTTTGATACAAACGAAAATAGAAAACCTGATACAATAGAGTTTTTTGTAAAACCATCCGAAGCAGATAACTATAATGTTATATCGGGTAGTGGTTGGGGTGTACATATAAGTGGTTCTGCAAATCAAAACTATGGTAGAGTTATATTTAATTACTCTGGCTCAAACGCTATATCATCATCTTTATTACCATTATTTAATGGTAGATTTTTTGGTATAGAAGTTAGTAGAGAAATTAGTTCAAGCTATCATAATTTTGAATTAAATGTAAGACAGGCTGATAAAGATAGAACAATATTTGAAGAATCAAACACTATAAGTGTTTTAGGAACAAATTCAAATTGGAATAATGGGTCTAATATAACATTTGGTAATGATTTCGTAGGAACGGCTGATGAATTCAGATTATGGTCTACACCATTAGATAAAGAAAGATTCTATGAGCACGTTTCATTTCCCGAAATGATTAATGGTAACCATATCTCATCTTCAACTGATGATTTACATTTCCGTTTAGACTTTGAATATCCAAAGAACTTATCTCAATATCAATCCATACCAAACGTAGATACAAATATTTATTTTAGTGGTAGTGCCGATAGAGTAAGTTATGAAAGTGGAAGTGCGACTGAATTATATTCACTAAACCCATCAGCTTCATATTCGGCAAGTGCACATAATTTTCCGAATAGTGGTTCTTATCCTTTTAACTTTGAAGCAATAGATAGAAGTGTTGTGTTAGAAGTTCCTGATATGGGTTCTACAAGATACTCTACAAACAAAGTTAGATTTGAAGAGCAAACATTAGTTTCCGATTTATCATCAAAGACTCGTTCTACTAAAAAAGCATTTGACCAATCTCCAACTGATTCTAACAGAATTGGTTTATTCTTCTCTCCTACAAAAGAGTTGAATATTGATATTGCTAAATCGTTTGGTGGAATTAACTTAGATAACTATATCGGTGACCCATCTGATAGATATAAAGATACTTATAAGAGTTTAGATAAGTTAAGACACTATTATTTCCAGAGATTTGATGGTAGAGATATTTACGCATACATCAACTTAATCAAACTATATGAGAAATCTATGTTTGAAGATATTAAGAAGATGTTGCCGGCAAGGGTTAAAGCAACTACTGGTTTATTAATTGAACCACATATTTTAGAAAGAAGTAAGATACAACAAAAAAGACCTTCTGGAGATGAATATCAACAAGATACGACAATTGATTATACAAATGAATATAGTATTATATCTGATATAAATCAATATGAAGCAATTGTTGACGGTAATTTATCAGAAAATGTAATTGCAGAAAATAATCAATACGAAGCTATAATATATTCATCATCTTTGGATAGAATTTTAGCTGAAAATAATCAATACGACTCTTTAATAACAGCTAATGATAATTTTGTAACCGATGCAAGTTCATATCAAAAAGAAGTAAATATTGATGCTGGATTAGGAGAACCAACTATATTAACTGAAATAGATTTAATTAATTCAAATACAATTGTAGGACAAACTGATTACGAAACTATTGGATTTGGTATATATGCACAAAGCGGCTCTGCTATTAGAACATATTTTAATAAAGATGGCAGAAGAGTTAAAGAGAGAGTTAGAGTTAATTTAGTAACGGAACAAAAGACAAGAGATATTGTAAAATATAAAACATCAATTAACGGAGTTGGTGACCCGAGAGATGGTATGATTTTATCATCATCGGTTTATACGGAAACAACATTGAATATACAACCATTTTCAGGCTCTACGCAACCAATAGTAAAAGGTTCAATTGTATCCGTAACTCCTGTAAGTGGATATTTAAAAACACATTATAGAAATACATCTGATTTAACAAGAGGAATGGAAAATTCTTTTTATAGAGGTTCAAAAAATACAGCGGCAACTACATTGGATGGTAGTTCTCCTATTGAAACATTTGTATCAAATCCTAACACATTGACTGTAAATAAGACAGGTAGAGGTGCAAGTGAACCTATTTTAGAAGTTGAATAACGGAATTTTAAAAATATAATATTTATAAACAAAGAATAATACAACACTATGGGATATTTAAGTAATACCGAATTGACAGTCGACGCTATTCTTACTAAAAAAGGTAGAGAAAAGTTAGCGGCAGGACAAGGATTAAACATCACTCAATTTGCATTAGCAGATGATGAGATTGATTACACACTTTACGAACCAGCTCATCCATTGGGTTCAGCTTATTATGATGCGGCAATTAAAAATATGCCGGTATTAGAAGCTAATCCAGATGAAACACAAGTAATGAAATATAAATTGGTAACTTTACCAAAAAATACAACTCGTATTCCTGTTGTAGAATTTGGTGTTCCAAACATTTCGGTGAATCAAAAAAGTGGTGAGGTTGCGTTGTCACCAACTACATCCCCAGCAGGTAATAGAAGTTTAGGATATACCATCGTATTGTCTAACAAAAATGCAGGTGATATCATTGGTGAAGGTGTAACATCAGAAGTGGGTTCGGTTCCATTATTTATAGGAGATGATGTGTCAGCAACGGCGGTAGTAGCTAAAGGATTATCATTTAAATTTATTCCAAACCCATCTTTAACTTCGACTATAAGAACAACTATAACTGTTTATGGTAATGAAACCGGTGGTTCACAAACTATTCCAATCACAGTAACTTACGTTCAATAATAAAAAACTATGGCATTAATAAGAGACAATAGAGGGGCCCTTTTAGCAAGTAATTTATCAACTTACTTAGCTGGTGCTGCAAACACAGCCGGTACCCCAGTAGATACTAACGAATTGGTTAGAATCGTTAACCAATTTTTAGGAACGGGCGAACAAATTAGTTCCGATATATCTACTATTTCAAATGGTATTTATAAAAAATTTGGAACAATTGATAAAGTAACAAATAGAACACAAGTTGTAACTTCTGGAATATGGAGTGGTGATACGGGTTCTTTTGATGTAAAGGCAAACTATACATCATCAGCACAAGTTGCATCTGTAAGTGGTAGATATTATTTAGATGTCTATAATACTCTTACTGGTTCAGGCATAGATGAGGTTCAATTCTCAATAGCATATGGAGATGTAAACGGATTTGGTGCACCTACATTATCACAAAATGATGATTCAACTTCACCAACTAAAGCCACTTATAATCAATATAAAAATGTATTATTAGATAGTTCTGATAATTATTTTAGTATTTATACGGCTTCTACGGCGGGTGGAGCTGATATGACATCATTTTACGCAATCAATATCAATAGAGCAAGATACAAAGAAAGATTAGACCCAGGAAACATTTCAATTCAACTTTCTGGTTCACTTGCAAGTAATTTTACACTTATTGATGATAGTGGTGGAGCCGATGAAAATGTAACAACTGCGGGTAGAGTATATAATTTAGTTAGTGGTTCATTAAACATTGGTTCGGCTTTAACTGCATCAATTGACCAAACTAACGGATATAGTGCACCAAACAAACAAGGATATGGTTTATTCTATCCAGATATGGGTATTATATTATTAAATCCAAAAGCTTTGGCATCGGCAGTTGACCCTAAATTGGGAGAAGCTAGTAGTTCTATTGCAAATGTATATCATCAAAACAATGGTAATAAATCTGGTTCAGTTGCATTGTTGATGGCAATTAGTGGTGGTATGGATTTCCAAGTAAGAAGAACAGAAAATGTTTCTACATCTCATTATTTCGTAAGAGCTAACAATAGAGAATTTAACTTCTCAAACAACCCAACATTCGTAACAGGTTCGGTTGGAGCATTTGCACAACCATTATTTGAAAGAGACCCACATGTATACATTACAACTGTAGGTTTGTACGATGATTCAAATGAGTTATTAGCGGTTGCAAAAACTTCTAAACCAATTGAGAAATCATTTGATAAAGAAATTGCAATCAAAGTTAAATTAGATTTCTAATCGGAGAATATATTAAAAAATGTAAAGCCCCCTCTTTTGGGGGTTTTTCATTAAAAGAATATTTATATACGATATGTTAAAAAGAATACCAAAGTCGGATATTAGTGTTAGGCCATTTAAAGCTTATAAGGAATGGAGTTTTGACCAAGCTTCTGGTGAAATTGATTTGTTAGAAGCCAATATCAGTTCATCGGACTTATCTGGGTTATATCCTAAAAATTCTATATACGGACAATTGAGAGCTCAATTTTATAATGGAAATGAGGATAATCCATTTTTAAGATTTGGTAATAAGACAAACGAATACAATCCAAATCCGATTGCAAAGGAAAGATATTTAGGAAATGATGTTAAAGTAATTTCTATTCCACAAATATATGTGGGTGAAGGAATTAAAAAGGGTTCTCTATCTATTTTGGATACGGATGCTAGTATGGTGGATGATTCTTATGGTAATATATTATTATTAGGAAATGATACCATAACTTTTGAAGGATTTGATTCAAATGGTGAATTTTACACATTTACATTAAATGGTACTTCTTATACAGTAAGGATAACAAATATCAACATTGAAACCCAAGAAATAATTTGGTACTATAATTCAATAGCATATATCGCTAGGATTATATCATTTGATATTAATAGTGGTGATATGGTTGTAGATAATGTTGAATTCGCATCTGCGTCTGATACGGTTCAAAGAGTTGGTAATATATTTTATAATGCCGGATTGATTGTTATGACAAGAAATCCACAACAAAAATTATTGACAAATTGGGACTTATCATTTAAATCAACAAAAACGATATACGAACACGAATATCTTTTAATTGTTAATGAAGATGAATTTAACGTTTCACAAAACCCAACGGCCGTTGTTGAGGTTGGTAGAGAAACACTATTAGTGCCAACATCGGATGGAAAAATTGTTGGAACTGTAACAAATCCTGGTACAAAATATATTAGAAAAAAGTCAATATTAGAAACCGGAGATACTTTGGATTATAGAATGGGTTCATCATATAATAATGCAATTAGTGGTGGATTTGAACATTATGATTTAAGTGGTTCATTAGATAGTACAGGTTCATTCTTATCACCATTTATTACAACGATTGGACTATATGACGATAATTGTGATTTAGTTGCAGTAGCTAAATTACCACAACCTATAAAATCGGAGCCAGATATTCCTGTAAACTTTATTGTACGATTTGATACATAATCTTATATTTATATACAAAACAACAAACAAATGGCAACAATAGAAGAAACTTACAAAGCAAGACAATCTGAATTAGGTCTTGACAATTTAGGATTTGAAGCAGGTGTAGCGGCAAAAACTCCATATAGTACCAACGATTTACAAAAAGCTGATGACCAAATATTAACAGCTACTAAATTTAAAACTGGTAGAGGTGGTGAAAAGAACTTTGCAAAATACTCAGATTCTATAAAAAGATAAATACCTTAATGGCTAAGAAAAAAGTTACAAAAAAGAGCAATCCAAAATGGGTTGCAAAAAAGTATGGATTTAAGTCTGGTTTAGAAGAAACCATATCATCCCAAATTGAAAGTAGAGGTATACCTGTTGAGTATGAAACCGAAAAGGTTGCATATATCATACCGGCATCCGAACATAACTATCATCCTGATTTCAAACTACCAAATGGTATTAGAGTTGAAACCAAAGGTAGATTTGTTGCCGCAGACCGTAAGAAACACCAATTAGTAAAAGAACAAAATCCTAATTTGGACATTCGTTTCGTATTTTCCAATTCAAAGAACAAAATCAGCAAAAACTCCAAAACTACATACGGAATGTGGTGTGAAAAGAACGGATTTAAGTATGCCGACAAATTCATCCCAGAAGATTGGTTTTTAGAGGAAAATAGACCATAAAATATTTGGTAATATCAAATATTTGTCGTATATTTAGGGGGTGTTGAAGCAAAATGATAAGAATATAGTCGTATCTACCCTAACTGGTGTTTTAGGTAGTCACCTCACTCTTAAAGGGAATGAGTTGGCATTTTATTGTCCTTTTTGTAATCACCACAAACAAAAACTACAAGTTAATACGGAAACACAAAAGTGGCATTGTTGGACTTGCAATAGTGGTGGTAAGAAATTAACCTCATTGTTAAAAAAGTTGGATGTTGATAGAAAGACTATTTCAATCATTAGAGAAATCTACGGAGATAACAATTATAACCCACAATTAGAGGATGCCGATACAAAGGTGTTCATTTCCCTACCAAAAGAATTTATATCGCTTAGTGAGACTCCAATGGGGTTTAATCCAGAATATAAACACGCAATTCATTACCTAACTCAAAGAGGTATTACTGAAAAGGACATAATCAAATATAATATAGGATATTGTAAAGAAGGATTATATGGACAAATGGTAATAATACCATCATACAATTCCGATGGGTCATTAAATTACTTTGTTTCTCGTTCGTATTATCCGGATAATAAA